GGGCCGGTATTAGCAATGCCGCGTCTAATGCTAGGTGCGGGCCTTTGCGCCATCTGACGCCCATACTGACTCCCCCGCGAACTATCCATCATTGCAGTTTTGCTTGGATTATTTGGCATGATATCCACCTATAGGTCTCTCGCCTGTTCGGCTTTATTGATCAAAAACTTAATCGTGCGTTGTATTCCGTCTACCACACCCGCTTGATGCTTGATCTCTTCAAGCGTCCCCTGCCGGGTGATGTCGATCAGTTGCCCAATTTCTTTTGCCTCCATTCCTCCGAGCTCCGTCAGCATATCCTTCCACGTATTATGCGTAGTGAAGTCGCGCCACTCACGCTTGCGTTTGGGATCTTTCAACTCGTCGGAAAGGTTGGCGGGTTAGGGATCGATGATTGAGGCTGTTGGTCTGCGCCCAGGCCGGGTATGTTACCACCAGACTGATTCATTATCTGTGCCATCATACGGTCCTGGCCGCCGGGAGCCGGACCACCTCCCTGACCCGGTTGCGCGGGTTGTCCCGGTTGCCCACCCTGCTCCTGGCCCATTGCCTGTTGCTGTTGCATCTGCGCTTGCAGTTGCTTGGCTTGTACCTGCCGCTGGTGCAGAGCAAAATGGGCCATATAGCCCTCTTCGTTGGGGCGTCCGAGTGCGTTGTATTCGGTGGAGTTCATAAACTCCATCAACTGCGAGAGGTGCTCTTGGTCGTTGTCGGACGGATGGACCGGCGCAGGGGCGTTGATACCGTAGAGGAACTGCGCCATTTCGCCATTCTCTTCGTCCTGGGACCGTGGGTTGGTCTGCGCTATAGCCGCCTTGGGACCGATATAGGTCTCCGGGTCGCGTATGCCAATGCTCCGCAGATAGTACGCCTCGATCTCCCACCGTCTGCCCGGATCTTGGTTGACCAGTGGCGATGCTGCCGCCATCTGTAGCATTGCCTGTGCCTGTTGCTGTTGTACCTGCGCCGAGTACGACCCTTGATTAGCCCCTAGCCGGAAGTCGTACTCGCCTTGCATCCATAGGGCATCACGGTTTAGATCCATTGTCTGCGGTCCACTCTCACCCTGCAAGCGAAAGACCCGGCCCTCTGGACCGTACTGCATTTCGAGGTCGTAGATAAACCGGCAGAGGAAAGAGAAACTCTCCGCGTCTTGGTTGAGTATCTCACTCGTCCGCGCCAGTGCCTCCTGTTGCGTACCGACAAAACCCGTTGCATGACGAGCGGCTGCACCCCGCGTAGGCGAGATCCCCAAAAACAGGTCCGTAACGCCGACCACCCGTTCGACCAGCGTGTAGAGCATCTGCTCTTCCTGGCTGTAAAAGGAGGTCACGTTCGACATCGCGGCGAACTGCACATCGCCAATATTATCCACGGGGATTCCCTTGAGGGGACGCAGTTCGACCTCGTCCGGGTCAAAGGCGGCAGAGGCCCGGTAAAAGAAGAAGGGCAAGTTGGTAGCAAACCCCACATCCAGCCTCATGTTGTGGATCGTGTCTAGTTCCGCACTCAAATGCTGGACGATCTCCATGATGCCCATCGAATAGAATCGGGTGGAGACCGTCTGGTAATGCATTTCGAGCAAGGGGCGATGACCCCTAAAGTAGAGGTCTGCCAGCCGAAAAGCCCCTAAGACCATCTTGGGAGACCGGGATACGAAGATCACCATTTCCTCGTCGTTGCCGGTGTCCGGGTCCGGGTAGGCACCAAAGTACGTCAGTATCTCAAATTCGGGATTGGGGCGGGCCGAGGCTTTATCGTGAGAAGACTGAGACCGGTTAAGTCCATCGCGCCCATCCTGCTGGCGCACCCTCCGGTTGTTCTGGCCGGTCCCGCCGGTATTAGACCGATCTTGCGAAGGGGCCGCGTTGATCCAGAAGTCGCGGTCCTCCTCATCGATCTCTATGTATGCAGATTGTGCCTTTTTAAAGAGTAGTGAAAGAGGTTCCCATTGCCGGACGATGACCCAATCGGCCCCACCGGGGTTGGAGGGTCGGTTCGGCTGGCAGTTCATGGCGGAGACCGGCACGACGAAATCGTCCCACTCCAGTGGGGTCATCACCGGACCATCGTAGAGAACACCCTCTTCTTCGCGTATCTGCTCCGAGTCTATAAGACGAGCGACTCCGTCCTCGTCTTCGACAACCTCTGGGACAATATCCTTAGTGCGATACTTGTAGGTGTCCGCCGCGTAGGACAGTAGCGACACCGAGCACCCGTGGATAAGGCGGATTTTAGACGCCCTATTCCATAATGCCCGCGCGTTCATCCGTTTGGCTTGCAAGTCCCACTCTACAAGATTAGCCGCTTTTTTGAAAACTTCTTGGTCAGCATCCTCTTCCGCGAGTCCACCGACGAGGGGCGTCTGATTATATACACCGGCAGTAAGGCGCACATTGACCGAGTCCACAAGCCAGTACGGCATCTGTACGTGGAGGTCCGCAGATCCTTCCCAAGGACCAGAGCGAGGTTCCGTCTTGCCCCGGAACATCTGGTCGTATAATTCGTGCTTGCCCTCCCACTCCATCCGCCCCTGGATACCGTCATCGTAGAGGTCTCCGACGAGGTCAAGGATCTTATCCTTGTCTTCCTCGCTGAACCGGATGGGTTCGGGCGTTGCGAATTGAGGTGCCGCCATACTATCGACCTACGTGGTCCCTCCAAGAACTTGTCAAGTGCGTTTTGGGGGTCTTTTTCCGATAACAGGACGAGCAACACCGTATTTTTTGCATAATTTGTGCAACCATGACTGCGTAATGCCCAATGCTTTGGCTGCACCGGCGTTGGTTGGATACATTTTGCATACCCGCCGCAGTTGGTCTTCCGTTACGCTACTTAGCAGTTTCACTGATCAACCCCGCAGAATAGTATATGTCCGCTACTTGCGCTCGTATCGATGGAGGGAGGGTCCACCAGTGCCGAGCGTCCCCGTTGTTTTCCAGCGCATCCAGCCCGTTGTAGAGTCGCTCGATGCGATGCTGACGCAATGCTGCGGGGTCCAGCCGTATCGCTTCATCGTGGTCTTTCTCCCACTCTATGTGAGTCGCATCGACCTCCGTCCAATCCAGCTTGTCGTAGAGCTCAGTCAGTGTCATTAGTAGCCTGTGACGGGGTGACCCTGCTCCGTTTCCTTGACCGGTCCCTCTGGCTTGATGGTCTTAGGCATGGACCGATCCAGACCCGTCACCGCGCACCATAGGGGACGGCAGAGGGGTAGCAGTCCCTGCCGAACTGCGGTGCGGGTGCGGGCCGTAGGGAAATCGGCGGGAAAGAGCAGTTTGTGTATAGGGCGTCCCATAGGACCGGGCCTATCGGTGAGTGCTTTGTTGGTGGCAGGGTCTAAGACCTCCGTAGATAGGAGCAGTTCGAGGTCACCGTGGAGGGTAGCAGCACCGGGCACCTTGACCTCCGTCAGTCCCGCCTTATTGGCCGAATCGACGTAGGTGGGCCAGCGTTCGCGGTTGACGAAAGGGTCTTGAAACTGATACCAACACAACCCCTCATGGCGTCTAGCCGCATCGACGAGCGCATCGGGTTGGTCCGGCATGAAAGCCATATGAGTTAGATAGCGATCCTTGAATTCGACCGCTTGATCGAATAACTCAGCCGGTGTGCGCGGTTCAGCCTCATCCAGCACCACGTACAACCGCTCTGGTCTCCCTTTGCGATCCGGGTGCCAGTAGGTGCGCTCCCCCACCACGCAGATAAAAGCTACCTGGTCTTCGATGCCCATGCCGATGGCAGTACGCGACAATTCATAGCGGAATATCTCGCCATCGGTCCTGTTTTGCTTCCGATCTTCCGGTTCTAGGTGGTAGACAACCTCTATCTGCCGGTTACGATGCTGGCTGGTCAGGTGAATCATGTTAGGGCACTCCGACAAGGGACCGCGAATGGGTCTCCTCGTTGAAAACCGGGTGATTAAGGTAGCCTACGTCTGCTGTTGCCCCCGACAACGCCATTGCTATCGCCACCACCGCATCGATCTGCCGCGATTGGCGTCTTTTGATGATGCGCCACCCTCGTTCGGTGTTTTGTGCTGCCGCCCAAGAAAAGTGAGACCGTAGTTCGGGGTCTGGATAGAAGAGCAGGGTGCCGTTTTTGATGTGGGTGTCTAACGTATTAGCGAATTCCACCATTTCGGTCTGCTGGTTGACCTCTCTGACCATCCGTTCATACCCGGCATCGGCTAATCGTTGCGCTTCAGAGGCAAACTGGTAGGGGTCGTACTGTATCTGAGCGATTCGTTGCGTTTCAAGCAGTTTTATCAACAATTCGACCACAGTTTTGTGGATATTGACCGGTGGTTTGAAGATTTTGCAGCCCCACAAATGATACTGGTTACGGAAAGGGTGCTTGTAGACCGCCGCAACCGCAGACGTATCCCGTTTAGTGGCGATATCAACACCTACGTGGAGGATGGGGTCTTCGATAAGCATTAAATCTCCAATTTTAGTTGTTCTGATGGCATTTTTTTGAGCAATTCGTCGCAAAGAGCGAGTAATTCCGTTGCGTGTATACGCACATAAGCTCCGTAGGTCGCATAGGTGCAAAGGGACCGTGCGGCCCGCTTACGAACCTTTTCGACATCCTTCTTTTTCATGGTAAAATTCCCATTGACCCACCAGCGAAGAGTTCGATCTGCGTTTCGGTGGGAGCACACGATTCTGGCATTTGTTCCGGTCCTAACTGAAACACCATGAGGTTGCGATCTACCGTCTGCCCTACGTGCTGAAAGCCCGCTTTGCGATAGCATCGGCCAAAATCTCGTTTTTTGCGAATCTTTGTCGTATCAACAAAGGTCACCATGCCTTGCTCTGGCGGATCGCCCCACTTCCAACGTGTTGCCGCTACAGCTTGCCGTATTAAGTCAGACGACAAGCAATCCCCCTCGTTGCGGAAGAGGCTATTGACCCAAGCACCTTTCCATCGATGGCGGGTATATTCGGGTTGTTGCCAGGATGAAGTCCATAACGCATCATCGGTCTGACTTAAGAGCACCATGCACCGGCCAGGTGGCACAAACTGGTTGCTGCCAACCTTTTGCCGATTGTAATGGCGGTCTGCCAACTTACACGCAACCCGATCAAAGCGGTGACTGATGCGCCATTCCATCGTTAGGCCCGTAGCTTCTCGTATACTTCCGGTTCATAGCGATCAAACGAGGTGCTTTTCCATAGCCATGCGCGAGAGTAGAAACGGCGAAAGTCGGATACTTGCCGTTGAGACCACTTGGGCGATACGTAAGGTGTCTTAGGACGCCAGTCTAATGGTTTATAAGCCATAGGCCAAGGCGATGCACCCCAGGCGATGATCTCTTCTGCCCGGGATTGCGCCTCTTCAATACTTTCGTCATGGTTAAAAAGCAAGTAGACGCGTATGCGCCGATAGTCCCCCACCGTCGAATTCCGCAGATCCTCTATGGCCCGTTGCACATGGCGGGTCATACCACCCGAGTCGTACGCGAATCGCCATACGATAGGCTTGACATTATGCTTAGTGACAAGGTTGCGAAACGAAGGATTATAGAGGCGGGCGTCTAGTCCCTGGTTCCAATCCACCTTTTTGCCGGACCATACGCGCATCACTTTTTCTTGATGCGCGGAGCTCGTAGCAAGGAAGTTATTGTCCAAGATCAACGGAGCGTAGCGCAGATCGTCCCGTTCGATCATGGTGCGTCCTTCGATGGTGGGGACAATACACCAGGGGCAGTTGCGTATGCAGCCCCGGCTGGTGAACGTCATCGGCACTTCTTCGACTATGACCTCATCGCAGGGATGTTGTCCTATATTGACTTCGATAGTGGGATAGGTGGTTTTGAAATAGTCACCGTTAACGTGTATGGCGGGTCCGCCCACCGCCACGTTACATCCGTAATGCAACGCATCCTTGATCAAATTTTCCGCATGGTCAAGATCCCAAGAAAAAAGCACACTGATAAGAATCCGATCCGCCAGCATCATATCGATGGGGGTCACCTGTGTGTCTCGGCCGAACCCTTCGACAGTGTCTCCCTGTTCCTTGGCCCATACCATCAACTTGTCATAAGCCAAATTATAGGTCTTGGCCGTATTAACGATGAGGGTTTTCACGTTAGTCCAAACGACGATAAGGGGTTTAACGCTTCCTGCGGCACGAAAAAGGCGGGTCTGCCGGTGTGGGTTGCCCAATGCTTTAAATTTTTGCCCTCAAACCCTTGTATCCAGCCGCGCACCTCGTAGTCGGGGGCACTGCCGGTAACCAGCAAAAAGAGGTCTTCGTCCGGGTCGTCCTTATGGAGGATAAGCGACCCGTCCGGGTAGCTGGTGGTCCGCACTTGATGCTTACCGACATCCTTGGCTTTATGGTTGCCTATCGCCCCGTTCCAGTAGATCCCCAAGGCTTTAGCTACTGCCGCCTCGCCACACGCACCCTCTATATGGTTTGACCATGCTTGGGACGGGTCGGCCCCATGCCGATGCGTACGCCCATCGCGTAGGTTGGTGCATTGCCGTAAGCACCCCACATTAGCCGCCATGTACAGTTCAGACGGAGTAAGGTTCACTTTCATCGTATGATCATCCTCCCCCTGGTGGTCATATCGCGGGCTAGTGGTCCGTAGTCTGGATGGTGGAGTAGGTTTCTTAGTTCGACCCGCTCAAGGTGGCGGTCGTGGAAACCCACCGTCCCATGATCGGTGGTGTTGACGAGCGAGAGAGGGTAGTCATGCTGCTGGAAGTGAAGGAGTCCATCGAATCCGGGTAACGCCATCCACACACTCGCCCTAACCACCGGGTTGGGTGACGCGACAAAGGGATATCGAGGCTTGCTCTCCACGCGTATGATCTGCTCCGGTATCGCCTCACCAAACGAGTCGGTGCCGCGCACCAGATAAAATGCACCCACTTCAACGTGACTCGTTTTCTCCGGGCCGTACTTAGCCACCTGTATTGCTGTGGTCATACCAGCAAACCCTCCATGCGGTTGGTCAGTCCTTCCGCCTCACCCCTTGCGACTAACCCATCGTAGAGTTCCATATCGATATAGGACTCCAAGCCCGTAGTCCACCGGTTTTCCCATATCCGCAGGTACTCCGATGCCCGCCCCTTTAAGGCCGGGTCATGCTTGGCCTGTTCAAGGAATTCGGGGGTATGCCAGGGCATACGGGCCTCATTATCCCAATAGACACAAGTCTGGTCTTTGACATAGACGGGCAAATCCTCCAAGTAACGCACTGTCTGCCCCGTGGGGTTGCCGTTTTCGTCCGGCTGCACGACCTCCTCGTAGACATTCCACAACAGTTCCGACTCACCAAACCAACCGGCATAGGTCACCACAAACCGTATCGACTCCGTCAGTCCCCCTACGCCACGGGGCAGAGGCTGCATTTCGGTCCATAGCTTCCACGCGTTTTCATGGCGATAACCCCATAACTCGTCCCATACCGTCAACGACTGCATACCACCCGCCTCGCCATAGGGATCGCAGGGTATGGCTAGGATCCTCGCCCCATTCTTAAGCAGAATCTGCGTATTGCCATCGGCCGACTTCTTCGCCACCACCTTCTGGTACTCGTCGGCAACCTCCTCTTCAAAGCGTTCGCCTTGCTCCCTACGCAGAGTCTTTAACGAGGCAACCACCCGGGTGAAAGCCCGCTCCTGGGCCTGGGCCAAGTCATTGGCGATAGAGTAACAATCACCCCCATAGCATTTACTAAACGCATACATGACCGCACCAGCGATCTCGGTCTTACCGCTTTTCTTGGGACAGGAGTAGACATACGTGTTGTAGCGCAGACGACCGTTGACCGGAGTGAACATATGGTTGAGGATACGCCGCTGGTGATCTTCCAAGACCAGAGGCTTGCCGGTCTCGGGCACTAAGTATTCCTTTTCTATCACCTCGACCATCACGCAGTCCGGATTGCGAATGGAGATCCCCTCTCTCTTAGCCCGAGGGAACCGGGTGTTGTCCCTAAACACACCACGATGCTTGAACTCATCGCCCTTACGGATAAGCCGCGTCTTCTTCTTCTTGGCCTTGGGCTTAGTCTTTGCTTCCACGCCTTTTCTGTCCCCGGTTAAAATCCAGATTGGGCAACGGGTCTCCCCCATACAGGATCTCATCGGTGAAAATGGCAGGGTCCACATTACAGAGCTCATGGTAGATAGACCCCCTGCGTAACCACGCCACCGGATCGGGACCAGCCAGTATATGGTTAACCCGCTGGTAGGCAGACCCCCGCCCCAACGTGGCACGTTTCAATTCTCTAGGCTCTTTCTTCAATACTTTGTGGAGGTACCGCGCATCGGCTAATGCCTGGATGAGTACGGCAGCGGCCAGTCTCCGATACCCCTCCTGTTTTAACGTCTGAGTTTTGTGAATTTGAATCGGATCGTGCAAGGCGCATCCCTCCCAAAAAATGAAGCGAAGGAAGCCCCTAGGGTACAGCGGGCCGAACGTCTGAGCGGTGTGTTTGTTTTTGCGTAGTTAAAAAAAAAATTTGGGGGGAATTTTTTAAAAGGCCGAAAGCCCCGGAAGGTGTGCTGCGCGAAGCGCACCATAACCTTGGGGGCTTGCAAGGCACCAACGCACTGTGAGGCACCAACACCGTCGAAGAGTGTAGGGACGCCCGATGGATGCAGGGGGGTTGTGGAGGGGGGGTACCGCGTAACCGCGATAGGGCAATGATCGGGGTGGCGAACCCCTTTGTCAATTGCGCAAATGCGCTAAAAATGCATGGGGGTCGGTAACCTACTGTACCCCATTACGTTACGAGTGCATTTTTTTTCACGCTGAGAGGATATTATGTAAACCTTGGGGGTGACCTCCGTTGTAGGTACGCGCAAGTGCAGGGTGGAAGGGTGGGGAGGGGTACCGCCAAAACGCTACGATCCGCACCCACCGATGGGGCCAGGACCACCCCCTGGGCGACCAGGGGACGGACGGTTGTGGTACCGAAAATGGGGCCCCTCAGAATTGAAAGGCGCGGGCATCGGTCGAGCCAGGGGGGCGGAGGTGCCCACTTGGGCAGTGCCAAATGCTAAGTCGTTGTGCCCCAACGTTTTACAGTCTCGGCCGCCTACCACCACCAGCGACAACGGGCATTATCGACGGTGCACAAACACACCGAGCTCCCCGCGTAAACCGTTGTTCCCCAATGATTTGAACGTAGGTTATAACTCTTTGCATTAAGTCCCACAAGCCCGCGTATACCAACCCGCCGGGGCCGGTATCGCAACCCGTTGGATTCTCGGGCCCTTGCATTGCCCACCGTTGCCCCTAGGCCCGGGTGCCCTTTCGGGCAATGGCGGGCTCAGGCCCTGGACGTTGCCGGTATCGGCCCGGGCCTGGTTGGTGCAATTAATTTGCCCGGGGTTGAAATAATCGCTTGACTTTGCTGTAAAAGCTTTATACTATCCTTGTAAGGGCCAATTGGAACCACCAACGGGCCCACCGTTTCCACCACCACCACCACCAACCCGAAAGGGGTCTATTATGAAAAGTGTATCGATCTACCTATACACCGACGACGGGGCAAAGGTTAATTGCGAAATAAAAGACCCGTCTTCCGACCAATTGTTGATTCTCCAGTCCCTACTCGACGCCACCAACAATCCAACGTCTTCCGCCGTTATAGCTTCCGAGTTCGCCGCTAATATGGCCGAGATTGCATAATGGATAATCACCAATGGATTCAAAATCAATCTCATGGATTCCAATTTTGGCGTGTTATTATTTTGTTTGGTGTTGGCCGATCTGTAAAAGATCGGCCTTTATTTTGCAAATGGCGTAATGGACTAGGACAAAGATATATCCGCAATATGGTTTTAAAAACAGCCCAATCTTGTGTGCCTAATCGACATAGCTAGATCCACCGAACCCGGCCGGGGTTGTCCTGGCCGGGTCCACCGTTTCCACCACCACCACCAACCCGAAAGGGGTACACACAGTGAAGACAATAGAATTTTACCAACGGTCGGTTTACGGCCGTAATAACCTGTACTTGGTCGGCCCGGTTGCCGATATCGTCGGCCGGTTGACGGGCAAAGTTACCGTGTCACCTGAAGACCTGGCCGACTTGTCCAAGTTAACCGGTGCCGAGATTGTCCAGATTGTTGACCCGGCCGTTGCCGTTGCTGTTGAGTTGTTGACAACGGACGGTGTAAATTGACGGCCCCAACGGTTGACCCCGTTTCTCGGGCCCGGTTGACCTTTCCGCTACCTTGCCTAGTCCACCATGTAAAGCCCTCTATCTCGGTATTTAAGGGCAACCGCTCGGCAGACCCCGAGTATATAACGGACGGGGCTTTATTGTTGCGTACAGACGCTATACGGACCCCGGGCCGGGTCAAACGGTTGACGGGCAAAGAATCGATATACAACCAGGCCACCACCGAGCAATTAAAACGGGTTGTCTTAGACGCTACCCGGCCCCAGTTGGCCCCGTTGGACTTTCTCGGCATAGACCCCTTTACGGCCGACTTAGACCAACCTAAGAAGTACCAACGGGGCCCAACGGCCGTATTTACCAACAACGGGGCAACCGAGATTCATTATTCCGCTCGGTACCTTTCGTTGTTGTTAGATTATCTCGGCCCCGAAACCGTCCAGTTGTGGGCCCCGGTTGAATATCCCCAAAGTGTGCCCGCCGTATTTACGCCGATTATTGACCAACAATCTTCTACCCATTGTACGTCAATAGCTAACTTTACACCGTCGGCCCTATTAATGCCGTTGGCCCCAAAGACTAGCTAGACCCGTACCACCGGCCCCGGGGCTTGTTTTGCCCGGGGGCCTTTTCCGTTTCCACCACCACCACCACCAACCCGAAAGGGGTTATCTATGTACTACCCGGACCAACTGAAAAAGACTTATCCTGTTCACTCGGACGGGTTGCACGTTGTTAGGCCCGCAATTACAATCCGAAAACTTACGGCCGTAAACTACGAAGTACGGCCACAAAAGAGCGGGCCCGCTAAAGCTAAGAATGTGTCTTTGTTTATCAGAAAGGGCCCGTTTCGGCATATGGGGCTCTATGTGGTCACGTTGGAAGAAATAACAACTTGCCCGGATTCTTGTGCCTTAA